GCTGTAGTTACCGACACATATACATATGTTTACTCATTTGATGGTAATGGGTGGACCTTAAAATCTTCTTTGTACGTAAATATAACAGATTTCAATACGATATATGACTTCAAAATGACGGATGATGGCAATAATCTCGCATATATAGACAAGGACATATTTGCAAATAAGTCGAACATACGAATTTATGCATATAACGGCGTTGATTGGGATAGAATAGTAAGAGAGACAGATCTCATTATGAACGGTTCGGGTTTGATTGCTGATGTCAGTGATAATATGAATTATTATACATATGTGGGGAGTAGCCCACAAAATAGATTTGTTACAATCAAAAAAATAGCTACACAGAAAGAAACCATCATCGTAAACGTCAATCAAACGTTTTCATCTCTACACCCTAATCAGATAAAGAATTGTAAAATCTGCCTAGAGATGGCATTCCTCGACGACTATGAACGAACATTTATTAAAAAACACAATAAAGACTATGTGATTACACAAATACAACAAGGTACATACACATTACCGAAATCTATTGAGAAGCAGCAGATTAGAACACGTTTTATCAACCCCGTAAAGGAATTATATTTTGTGATTAAACGTGTCAATAATAGGGAATATCTCGACTTCGTATCACCATTTGACTACGACAATGATAAAATCACGAGCGAAAACAAATTAATTTTCTACGAAAACCTAAAAACATTGGAATTAACTCTAAATGATACCCCGGTACTAGATAAAGATACAGGAAATTTTATTTTTCTCAAATCCATACAATCCGCGATTCATCACTCTAAAACACCGTTAATACGTCGGTTCTACAGTTATAGTTTTGCATGTGAACCGGAGCAGGGAAAACCAACTGGGCAGATTAATTTCAGTCTCATCAATAACCAAATTGTGACCATACACCCTACTGAAAATACTACTATAGATCGTACCGTTGACATATACGCTTTAAGCTACAACGTACTTAGATTAGATAAAGGTATGATGCGAATACTGTTTAATACATAATGGATTCCATAGCCCAACAATACGCTACATCAATGATTGATATTGTGACACCTGTATTTGAAAGGAGTATTCTTATCGCATGTGAATACTGCAAAGCAACAGGTCGTGAGACCTTGACACCAGAGGATGTTGAATACGCAACAAAGTACTGTGCCATGAATGTAGTTGGAAATCATATCGGATCATTTTTTCCAGAGGTGTACGACGAAGAAGACGACGAAGACTCACTGGAAGAAGTGTGTGACGATGACTGCCCTCCCTTCATCCGATACTCAGGGGATGAACAGAAATTCCTGAAGGTGAATGAAGCCCATGACCAATGGAATGAATGGATTCCACAAAGTCCGGTAGAAGAGATGTTAAAAAATGCTATTAATAGTAATGGACCCAGTGGGATGGACGAGTAATGAATTTAAGATAATAGACGAGGACTCTGGTTCATCTTCTGATTCAGATTCTGATACAGAAGAGAACTCACAGGTGACCAGGGGGTATTCTAAACAGAAGTACCAAAAGATTTTAACAGAGGTTGATTTGTTACCGGAATAATTTTCTGACTATACAATAAAATGTCCACCACCGCTTTCGAAACCGTCCAAGTAATCTCACAGGAAATCCAGTCCCAGTCACTGAACTCTGTTGTCGCGGGCTTCTCGTTCGCGGCTGCCATCTCGTGGCTTGACCTTGTCCGATGGGCGATCAACCAGATTGTTCGCGTCCAGAAGAACGGTGGTCTCCATTACGGCCTGACTGCCCTTTTCACGACGCTCCTGTCGGTCGTTGTGTACTTGGTGATTGCCCGCTTCTCCCCCACTGTGAAGAAGCCCTCCGAAACCGTGTACGCTGTCACCCGTTAAGTTCTCTTACGTGTGATGATCAGGGTCAATATACCTAAAAATGTAATGACGGCAATCAATATATATTGTTGATTCCATCTATACGGATCCTCCAATTCGGGGATGCTTATAGGCGGTGGTAAAACCCCAACATCAGGAGCGGTATGCTTCGAGATGGCTTTAAATTTTCCAGTATTACATTCGATTTTAAACTTCAAAACGTGTTCTTGATTTCTAAATTCGTAGGGGATGAGACGACCTAGACTCATCGTGAAGAAACTGATATGTAGTTTTTTTAGGTTTTTATGTGATCCAGAAAAGAACGTATGTTCTACAGGATCTTCATATGATGTATAATTGACATAGTCCCCATTCAATAGAATCTGACCGGTGTAAAAAGGTTCGCGAACGTATACATCCTTATTGAATGTTTCCGAACCTGATCCTATACGTATCAGTAAGGCGTTTGGACCTTCTAGGTTAATACTCCCACCCGTGTACGTACCACCTCCTGATATCGTTATATTTTGTGGAGGATTTCCAAAAACCTGATGAGGTGTTGTATTTTGTGATGTTATCAGGTTTGATACTGTATCATCTGTCCCCAGACCATATCGAGCATTCACACCGTCACCAAATTTAAGAACCTTTATTACATTGGGGTCATTGTTCAACCATGTCAATGCATTCGTATTAGAATCGAATGAGACAGTGACCTGAGTGATATGATCACTAATATTTGAAGCCAGATCGTCACCGTTCGCGAAGGAACGATTCGGTAAACTAATCGTTGACGCGTCTACACTGAATGTATTATTGTGGGCATTGATCAATGTTTGACTATTGGGAATACGAGCTGAGAGAAGTGTAATTTTTTTGATATCGTAGATTTCATTCTTTAGATCTATGACATAGTCGTGCGGGTCTGGGTATTTCGAATAGTCGCGTTCACTACTATCGATTTCTAAGGTATGGACCTCCATTAAAATTTGCGTATATAATTTTAATGGGTGTTTCTATTTAATTAATTAATTAATGGACTTGCTGAAAGGATTATTCGCAAGTTGGTTTTTCGCTAAATCTAGGCGGTTACCCATGGCATGAGGGTTGGGAGTTCCCTTGTAGGGATTGAGTTCGGTGTATTGATTGACCTTGTAGTTCTGAGTCCACCCACCGTTCGCAGCACCGGTACGACCGTCGACACGGGTCTTATCGTGTCGAATAGTTGTCAAGGCTCCGTGTTGGTTCAATGGTTTCTCACGGACATTCATGCGGCCTGGGTTACCCATACGGTTAGGCTTGGCACGACGCTCATCAGGTCGGAGACCGAATGCGAACTGTTGTTCCACGCTGTACCCTGCCTGGCCATTGGCACCCTCGTTACCCATACGTGCTGCGGGGGCGACCATATAACCACCATAGAAGTTCGCAATACCTGGTGAAGGGTTATTCACGTGCATAAACTGACCATCATGTATATCCTCCTTATTACGTGTAGGGTTCTGGGGTAAGGTTTGACCCGGGATAAACCGTCTACCGGGTGTCTTATCGAGACCATCCGTGCGATGACCAGTCTCAGATCTATTAGTCGTTCGCATCGTCTTCTGTTGAGAAGCCCGGGGGACGACAGCATTCATGCCTTGAGCACGCCCCAACGTGGGAGGGCGACGCTCGGGGAGGAAGGCTGTCTTCTCTGGGCGATTGTAGCTCACCTTACCAATCTCACCACGACGACCACCCTTGGTGTCGACGGCAGGACCGGCTCGCCCAGGTAACGTCGTGAGGCGATAGGCACCGGTATTGATAGGGTTCACACGGAAGACTTGTTGGTACCCACCAGCTGATTCCACATCGGAGCCAATACCTAAACCGGGACCAACCAGCTTTTTCTCAACTGGTGAAAGATTATTCATACGACCCTGGTCGTAGAGACGACCACGCATCTCGAGAAGTTCTTGACCACCAGATCTATTTTGTGGAGCGACGACTGAAAAGGAATCCACTTCGGACTTACGATCCGCGAATGGATCCGTAAACTCGATTTCTTCATATTCAGTATCATACAATTCAGGTTCCTTCTCCACAACTTTTTTTGGTTGTTCTGGAACTTCACTTAATTTTCGACCGGCATATATGAGACCAGCGACGGCCAATATAGACACTGGGTCTGCCATTCTTACTTGATGATAATATTTTTATTGTGGTGAATATCTTTGGTTAAACATACTGTTCTGGATGTGTGCACGAGTGCTGACGGGTTCGTAGGTACGAGTACGGAGAGGTACTTTACATGCGACGTTATTGAGGGGGAAAAACCCACTCTCGTGGGGCTTCACCAGAACCTTGTTGAAGCGAGTGGTCGCTTGGGGGCGAAGTTGGTCACTCACCTCGATGTGCTGAGCTGGGGAACCTTTACCCGCCATATAAGGAGCTGTTCCAAACACCATCGTCGAGGGACGGGCAGAATAGTTCAAAGCACTTGGTTGAGGATAGACGAAAACATCGTCAGTCGCCCTGTTGGCGGGAACGCCACCACCATTGACAATGTTAAGTCCTGGTTGGAGTTGATACGCCATTTATTATTACATGAGAAAATTAAGCTGAATGCCCACTCCTCAATCCAGATCCTCTGTGCATCCCACTTCTCTTACCACTTGGATCCATCCCACCGAAAGCTTCAAGTTGAACACCACGGGCATTGGGGTTGCAATAAGTTCCATCAGACTTACACGTGGGAGCCATCTTCTTGCCGTAGCACCATTCCGCGAATCCGGTCTGATCACCCGCGGCATTCGTCACGGGGTTCGACACAAACTGTCGAGCCATGGCATTCGCTTGGTATTCTGGGAGGGCTGTCCTGGAGCGACCAGGTGCATATTTAGTACGTTTCTCGAGAGAATTGCTGATACCGCTTCTAACGGTAGAATGGTAACACGCGGAGGGACGATCGGGACGATCGATGAAATCGGAAAGTAACATATTCCCCATGGGGTTGTCATTTGTGGGTAGTTGGCAGTCGGGGTCGGTGTCCTCTTCGATCACAGTTGGGCGAGCACCACCCTCCCTGACCATTTCAGAGGTGTACATGACGTACAAGACACCTAATACTGTAGCGGCTAAAACAAAGATCCTAGGATCTCTGCGAATTAAGTAGATAAAGCACGCAGCGTAGATGATAAAACGTGAAGCAGCGTTCACACGTTCTTCCGCTGTCTGCTTGTTGGTAGGCCAGAACTGCAAAACCTTTTCGCGGTCAATGAGTTCCTGTGGACTGTCAAACCAAACCTTCATTTATATAGTACGAGTTTATTTTTTCATCATGCTGCTAAACATACTCATGAGAGCTTTTTCGTCAATCTGGCCGTCACCTGCCTGCATCTTTTCGGCACAGTCCTTGGCGACAGACTCAATGACAGATAATGTCTCTTGGGGGATTGCAGTGATAGTAGTTCCGAGCATGTAAAGTGTCTGAAGGTATTGCCAGACGGCACCCTTCGTAGCTTCGGACATCTTATCGCTCCAGTACTCTTCAATGTTAAGATCCTGGAGAAATTCGATACCCTTGATATCCTCGGTAAAGAACGTGTCATCCTTCTGTGTAATCTTTTGAGCATAGGCTCCTACACCACCCATGTACGCCTCGACACACTTACGAGGGTTGGTAGATTTCAAAAGATCGAAAGTTGTCATGAACTTCTTAATTCCCCTTTCTTCGGGGAACGTTTTATGCAATTCCACAAGAAATTGACCCATCATCTCGTTAAATGCCGAGACAGAAGCCATATTTATATTAACAAGTGTATCATAATCTTTAAGTTTAGAAGGGTTCGTTAGAGATGACTTCCCTCTGTGCTACACCATTCGCGACAATGAAGTACACGAGAATAGCAACAAGCACGGCAGGTTTCACATAACTGCTATTGGGTAGTTTTTCTTCGTTGTTAATTCGAGCCTTGGCGTGAATGTAGCCAGCGGTAAGTATGGCCGCGATGAGACCGGCCCACATTGGGTCGCGGAGATAGTCAGAGAGTTCCATTTAATTATAACCAACTTTTTTTGTTCTCTCGTCGGCAGCATCATTGAAGAAAACATCATCTTCGCCTGCTGGTACCGGGTCTGGAGATGGGACGCTATGAATTGTTTTGAATTCATTGGCAAGACCACCCGGTTGCATCGTGGGATCGAATTCAGGAGGTGCCTCTGGTTCCGTCTCAACAATAGGAGGTATCTCCGGTTCGGACTCCATCATGGGTTCTGGTACTGGTTCCATTTCTGGTTCAGGCATCGTTGACTCGTCGTACACGTCGGGATCTTCCGTATCCATTAATTGTTCATCGTCACCGAGACTGATGTTACGATCCGTCTGGGACATGTATGTTTGAAGAATTTGTTGAATGGGAATCAACTCCTTGACGGTAGTTTCAATACATGTGAAAATACGAGCATGTAGCTTTTCATCGCGAATGTGTTCAGCCTGTTCTTCATGGTAGATGTAGGGGTCTTTATATAACTCCTTCGCGACGTTGTCGTAGCATGATTGAATGAAAACTTCGTTCGTGGGAACCTTGAGAGAGATCTTCTTATTCTCTGCACTAAGACGCACAGAAGATAGAATCTTTACACAACTGACA